AAGATGTGGTGTCAGTATCCACTGCTGATTCAGTTACCTCTGCTACACCTAAAACAATATTTGCTACCATTTTATTAGAATCTTCTATTTCGTCTTCTGCATTTGCGACTGAAGCTTCTAAGGCTGTTAAGGCTCCAGTAATATCTGTATTGCCATGTTTATTATTCATTAACTGTTGTAATGCTTTTACTGCTGCGTATAACGTAACTAAATATTCATACTCATTTGGAAAATTTGTTATAGTACTAATACCACTAGCATCTAATGGAGAAGCTTGGCTATATGTAGGAACAGAAGCCATCAACCCATTTCCATTTGGGAATATATTTATTTTTCCATCTTGTATATAATATGCTGGGTCTGATGTAGTAGCAAATTCCATATCAGAAGAATCTTGTATTCTTCCTCTTTTACTAGCTAAAACTAATCTACAAGGCTGGTCTATCGCACCATCATTTCTAAGCACGTGTAATATCTTATGACCTTCGGATGGAGTTGTACCATCAACAACAGTAGTTTCTTCAGCTACTCTTTCCATAACAGCACGAGGCATAGCGTTGATAACTTCATTAGCTCCTTCTGTTACAAAAGAATCTAATGCAGTCTCATCGCTAAATGCTCCTACTAAATCTACTACTTGTGCGCTAAACGTTGCCATTTATTAATATCTCATTGCTTTCTTATTTTTTTTCTTTGTAACTTTTTTCTTTTTCTTTGCCATTTTCTTTGGCTTTTTGTACATCATTTGAATTTCCTTTTCCTCCAGTCATTGTACGACTAGAAACAGTTTTTAATCCTTTACCAAACTTACCCATTACTAAACCTCTTTATACTACTTTCCATATCTGTAGTCCCAAACTCAATATCAGTTCTTTTTGCTATATCGCTTCTCATCCAAGAGTTTGTTGTAAACTTTGGTGGAGATGCTCTTTTGCCACAATCTCTACAATAAAACCAATTTTCTTTATTTGGTTTTTTGCAATGCTGACACTTAGGCATTAAGCACCACCGATAACTACAGTCAAAACTCTATCACCTTTAAGGGCTGTATGAGTAATTGATAAAACTGCATTATTGGTCGAGTCTAAAGTATCTATATGATCTTTAATATCTCTTGCCATTGTACCAACCGCAGCAGTTTCTATGTTTGGAACAGCATCGTGTATAAATACTTTTACTTTTACATTGTCATAAACAGCCATAACTTTTCCTTAATTTAAATTTTTAGGATATTCGGGGCTAAACTTTTTTTGAATAGCCCCACAGAATCCAAATCTGTCAATCCTTATTTATTCGGATTATGATGTAGTAACAGCGTCATCAATACCAGATAAACACTCTGCAACCCATTCGCCACCAGCAGCCATTATATTAATATAATCGCCTTTTTGTGCACTTGTTCCAATAACAATATTAGAAACTTGAGTACCTGCGGTTGAGTTAGAAGCGTTGCCTCCAGGATCTTTCATTACCAAACTAATAATAGCACTACCAGCCGCTATTGTAATAGCACCAGTTGGTGTTTCTTCACTAACAACAAATTTCCAATACACGCCATCTTCTAAAGAAGTTGGAAGCGTAATAGAGTATGCACCAGCAGCAGAATCAAGCATAAATACTTTTCCACTGTCGTCATTTGTTAATGTTCTAGCTACGGTAATATTTTCTAGCTTTTTTTTGTGGTTTGATTGACCGCTACTTGATTTTAAATATGCATTATACATTATTAACCTCCTAAGCAGATTCTACTTCGTAAAGTGCATGGCACTCTGGAAGTGTTATTTCAAGACCAGCTTCAGTAACAATCATATCTTTACGTAAATCCTCATCAGAGTTTTGTACGTTAGAAATAATATGAGTATCACGATTAAGACCATTTCCAACTAATGGACGATAATGACATTTGCTCATATCAGCCATTAGCATCATTCCAGAAGCCTGACCTCTGAACAATGGTTCTTTGACTAAGTGCATTGTTCCGTGAACAGTATCAATAGTCATGATCTTATGACCAAACTGACCCTGTCTTTCTTCAAAATTAAGACGACTAGGAGAGTATTGATAACCTAGAGAAGCATCCATAAAAGCTCCATCGCCTAATTTGTTAAAGAATGTGATAACTGGAAGAGAAGCTAACACTAGCCTATCTCCAGAGCCACCACGTGCTGGATCAAATATAACTTCTAAGTCGCCTAATAGACGATCGTAAGTTAATTCAGCTTGAGCAACACTACGATAGTAAGGCGCTCCACTTGAATATGAAAAAGCACTGTTATCGGTAGTTGGGTTAGCATTTTTTACAATATGCCCAACAAGACCTTCTGTGTACTGAATACCGCCAACTCTTGCTTTCTGTCCAAACAACATTGCACGTTCGATATCAACTTTATGTTCACGAAGTTTAGTCGCCCAAATGCGCTCAAACTCGTTTGCATAACCGCGATAGCGAGTTGCAATTGCTGTGTTAGAAAGTTCACAAGCAGTTTTAAAGATTTGAGTATAACCATAGTCATCCTCAATTTCACCTGACCAAACGTCTGGTGATGCAGATCCTTCAGCAAATGCTGTACCAATCACTTGGCAATCATCATTGTCTTGAATAACATTATAACCAGAAACGTTTGCATTAGAAACGTCAATAATTTTACCAGTAAATGAACTTTCGTTACCATCATCTGTTACTGCACTTTCAACTCTTACTAGAGTTTGAGCGTAGCCAGATGTTTCAGCGCCAGTAGTTGTATTCACGGCAAAGACCATTCCTTTTATTAACCAGTCAACAGATGCACCGTCAGCATCAACTGTAAAAGCATAAGAGCTTCCAGCGGATACAGCACTACCACCATTAACATGACCAGCTAAGTCAATTTTAAAATTACGACTAGTCCAATCAATCTTAGAACGATTTTCTAAGAAACGAAAGACAGAATCATCTGTAGGGTTTTTTGCAACCTGAGACAAATATACGAAGAATGGTGATTCTTCAGGAGCCAATTCAGCAACTCGATCACTAAAATCGTATAACCGTCTTCTATCAGGAGCTTGACCTACACCTGCGCTAGTTGCAGCAGCCGTAATATTACTAGAGAGTTTAGTTCCCTGTGTAATAGCCATTTAATAACCTCCGTTATTTTTTATTTTAAAGTAATCTTCCTGCGTTGCCAGCCTTTAAAATTCTATCCCACGAAACATCTAACTCGCTTTTTACCTTAGGATCTCCTCCTTGTAAAACGCCAGCAGACATAGGGACTGATTGAGTCTCTGTCACAGCTTGTAAATTTTCAGATGGTTGAGCATTAATACCTTTGTTATAATGCTGTCTATAAACATTGATTAATAATTCAACTGGCAATTGATCTCTTGGAGTCATTGCGAAGTTAATAAATTCATCAATTTCATTATCATCTGCCATACCATACTTAGATTTTAACTCACCTTTTAAATTTTGCATAGCAACTTGACTTTGGATACCAGCCATCTGTTCAGAGACTGCTTCGTTAACCAAAGCCTTTTCCTTCTCTACTCGTAACTTGTACGAAGGAGAGTCGGTTTTATAATAGGCTTCCCACGGGTCAAATGAGGCTTCGTCAACAGTATTATCTGTAGGCGAACTCGATGTATCACCACTAACAGGCTTATTCTGTAATTTATCTTGAAGAGCTTGAACTACATCTGGTCTAGATTCTAGAACCTGCTGTAACTGTTTTAAAGGCTCAAGAGATTCAACTTGCTTTTCAAGCGAAGCGTAATCTGCTTTTTGCTTATCATACATAGACTGAAACTTTCTAGTCTCTTGTTCCCAATCAGTTCCGTAATCAACTTGAGATTCGTCACCTTCAGCTACAATTTCAGTTGGTTTTTTATGACCTTGTTCATCGACTTCTTCTTTTACGTCTTGAGGACTTTCATCACTAACCATCTCTACGTCTGGCATCGATATTGACATTCCTTCATTATCTCTAGCCAGCCTATCCTCATAAGTCTGTTCTGTGCTTTGTGTTGTTTGGTCTTCCATGTTTCCTTTCCGAATCTTCTTACTCCTTTATAAACCATACCTTTCGATATTTTCCAGGTAAGACTTGACTCTAGTTTTGTTAACCTTCAACGCCTTCTTCGGCACCCACTATGCCTTCCTTAGTATTAGCGTACCTAGCTTGTAAATCAGCTTTATCGATTACATTTTCCATCCGATTCAGATTTTTTCGTTCTTTATCTTTTATTTGATTAAGAGCGGAATCAAGATTTGTCTTGAATTTCTGAGTGATAGTTTGTTTTCTAGCATTTACTGCTTCACGTTCTGACGTTTGCAAATCACCACTTAGTTTCTTAACCTGTTCTTCAAGTTGTTGTATGTAACCCTGCATCTGACTCATAGCACCTTTACGCTTTAATACACCTTCTTTGTCATAGATTTCTGATTTTTTCAGAACCTCGACATCGTCCACCAGACCCAACTTGTAAGCATCTAAATACATATTGTATTCAGCCATCTTATTAGACGGCAATGTTGAGCCTGATACTATTCTAATATCATGCTGACCTAAACTAATGTCATTATCAATTGTTTGTAACTCATTCGTCTTATCGTCATAGAGCCTATTATTAATAGTAAACTCAGATATGTCATTATTAGGTTGCACGATTCTAAAAGTCTTTTTAAAGTTATAATGTCCTTTAGCAAAGTTATAAACTACTCTGCCAAGAATATCCAAACTTCCCTCTATATCCCTAAGTTTTGAGCGACCACGGCTTTCTCCCATCTCCTGTAAAAGATACGTCCCTCTAACTGTATCTGGAGCACCGCTTTTAAATCCCTGCATTAACTCGGATATACCAAAATTTAAATCTATATAAAACTCTACCCTCGATATCAATCCATAAAACTCAGAAGCCAAAGGTTGTGGAGCTGGATAATGAGGTTCTCCAAACTCTGGATTATATTCAATAACAGCATTAGGGTTAGCCCAGTCTCTCTCTAACTGACCTAAGTCGTCAACGCTTCCTTCTGGAACTAATAGCTTTAGACCAGCTGAGGCTTGCGCATGACTTAATGTCAAAGAGAATAATTTATTAATTAATCTCTGAGAATCTTTAACTTTAGTTACATCTGATTTTGGATATGGAGTATTAGTCCAAATGTTTGGGACTGGTATAATTGGATATGTATCCGTATTGAGAACTTGCTCATATAGTAAAACTTGTCCTACAGTTGCAACATGGTTGATCCTAGTCTGTAGAACCTCAACTGCCTCGATCAGTCCCGACTCGATTAAGTGTGAGTTTTCAGCCAATACTTTTTCGAAAGATTGTAAATCAACGATTTTTTCTTCTTGAGTTTCTTTATTAAATAATCTATAATAAGGAACCTTAATTTTAGAAAAGCGCTCAATCACTCTATATTTTTCATACCCTCCTCTATCATAATCCTTTACAACGTCTGGAGTAAATGATGAAGATGAATTTTTCTTTTTAGATGCTGGATAGTCTTCTTCGTCTGTAGAACTATCAATGCTATCTATAATTTCTTCAAGCTTGGGATATAATCCTAGCAATTGATCTTTTGTTAATATTGTGGAAAGAAGCATTGAAGATGCATCTGCATAGTATCTATCTCTAGATGCAGGATCAACATATACTCTAAAAGGATTTACGCTTGTTACTTTTACATCACCTCTACCGAAGTCTGACTCCGTATCTACATATACATAAAAATAACCCAAACCAGAAACAGAGTAGTCATGAACCACTTGCTTAAAGTGAGTGTTACAATCTGAGATGTCCCAGACATATTCTAATATTGTTCTCCAAACATTTGAAAGCTTGTAGTCAGAATCTTCTCTGGCTACTGCTGAAAACTTAGGATTCCTAGATGTTAATAATGATTTTAACTTATCGACCGCAGCATATACCCTGTCAATAATAAAATCACCTTGTCCAACGGATTGCAAAACCTCAGATTCTTCTGTTGAATAATGATTGCCAAGTGAAAAATCAATGGCATCCCTAGCTTCAACTTCCCAATTCGATCTTGCATCCCTCCACCTTCTCCAAAGTTCTCTGTTTTTTTGAGCTTCATCGTGCTCGGCAAAAGTTTCTACGTAATTAATGGTAGGCTCCTTAGATATCTATGCTATATAATATAGTATAAAAAGGTTAATAAGTCAAGTATTATTTTAAATTCTTTGTCCAGTTATCCAACTTCTAACTTTAGATTTTACTTTTTTAGCGATATTTGAATTTTCCTGTACATTAAAATCTTTAGATTCAAAGCTTTTACTTATTGGAGATCTTGCATTTGTAACTGAATACCAAAGACCATCAAGTAAGTCGTCATTCTTTCCTTTTGGAAAATGAAACATTTCATCAATTATTTCTTGATGATGTTTTTTTATATATAATTTACCTCTATTAACAAGAGGGCAAAGAGTAGATTCTAATCTATCTTCTTTTTTTATTCCATGTGGAGGTCTAACTCCTCTTGCAAGTCCTGGTGCCATCTTTCTATCAATTCCACTCATTTGATTCACAGAGTCTTTAATAATACCTTGTGCTCCTACGTGTTCTACATTTACTCTCCTTATAGGAGAGTAAAGCCTGGCAAGTTCAAATATCTTTTTTGGCATCTCATACAAAGGTAGGTGTTCGTGATAGTAATCAATTACATAAAAATTCTTTTCGCTATCAACAGCAGTAACCATTATGACTTGATAATCATTGTTAGCATTAGACTCGTAAGCTAAGTCTACTCCCATATAAATATTTACAGGAATAATTGTATCGCCATTTTTTAAATAAGCTTGGTTCGCATTACTGACTAACTCATAATCATGTTTTTGTATTTTATCTATTTTAAATTTTGCAGTTGCCAAGTCTCTAGCATCATTCATGTACTCTTGTGCAAACTTATGTAATTGACCTACGTTTTCATAATCTTTTCTTATTTGATTTATTTTTTCTTTTGAAAAGTAAGAAGCCCACAATGGATTACCATCTTCTAATACTCTGTGAAATATTACATCCCAAGTATATGATTCCTTTTTTTCTTTTGCTTCTAAGTATCCGTCGTATATAGCTTGCAATGCAGAATCGTAATGGACTATTGTTCCAATCAGCCAAATAGCTCCTTCGTTTCCTTTTGATTCTTCAAGAGATGGATATACTGTTGACATGAGCCACTCTTTAATTTCTCTACGTCTGTCTGGAGTTTTAGTATTTAACTCAGATTCAAAGTCATCAAGAATAATTTTTGTATATCTTGTTCCAAGTTCAGATCTACCACGAAGCCTCTGACTAGTTCCTTTAGCTATTATTCTATCTCCTCTGCTAGTTGTTATTTCTTTCTCAGTCCACTTATCTCCAACTAAATCTCCAAAGTAATAATTTAAAGCATTGTTATATTCAATATGATTTTTAATATATTTTAGATGGTCTACTGCTTGCCCTTGCTCTTCTGAAACCCATGCTGCAAATTCTTTTTTCCCTTTGGGATTAAAATATATCTTATGCATCAATGCTGCCTTAGCCATCGTAGATTTAGAATGACCACGAGGCAATACAATACATAGTTTTCTAATATCAGAATCTAAAAGCTTCTTACCAACTTCATAATGAAATGGAGCAGGAGATGACTTCATAAAATCTTCTGGCAAAAATAGCTGTCCAAAAGCAATTAGATCTTGAGATGCTAATCCCAATACTCTATCTTTTTCTTTTTGCTTATCTGAGTTTATATTAAAATTATCTATTGTACCAATCCCCACTTTTTATTTCTGTAAACATATTACTTCTTTGAATTAGCTCGTCTCCAGCAACATAAATCCATACATCTTCTGTATCTCCGTCATCCATCTTAACTTCCGCTTTTACTCGTCTGTACAATCCAGAAGCTATGCCTTCATATATGTCATATCTTTTTATGTCGTCTTCCGTAACATCATGAACCTCAACAACAGTCCCTCTGCCTTTTTTATTTTGTATAACAGCTGGAAATTGTTTGTGACCTGGATATACAAGTGAAGAGTTTTCTAACACACCTGTGTTTTTATTTCCGCTTCTTAATGTTCCGTATACAGCTAATTTCATTTTTTTGTTTTTGCTTTAGGCTTTGCCTTCTTTTTTCTTAAATC